GAAGTTAATGAAACACTTATCGTCGAATTGTACTCCAAATAATACATACAGTTCTACAAATGCAGAAAGCACAGTACTTATGAGAATAGGTACTGTGCTTTTTCTTTTAAAATTAGCTAAAATTTGTGTGCGTTGCTCAACCGTTGCACAACTTTTAACTAAATGATGCGGGTATCTTATTTACTTCTTCGATATATTGCTCAATCGTTTTATGCGTGTACACATCTGCGGTAATGTCTTTACTTTGCGTGTGGCCGACTATTGATTTTAGAATATAGCGATCCACTCCGTAGTTACTAGCCAATGTGATGAACGTATGCCGAGTATCATGTGGTAAGTGGTCAGATATTCCTAACTCCTTACAAAATCGCTTTACTGGCTTTCCTAGGTACTTTGATGTGTACCCATGAGGGATAAGTGTATCAGAGTTAGAAACGAGCGCCTGGGCGTAAATTTCGCGATAAAAAGGCATAACACAATCTGCAATGGGTATTATCCTATCCTTACCTGCTTTTGTCTTTACACCGCCGATGACATATCGCCCATCCAGGTGGACATTTTCAAGTTTTATGGATAACAACTCAACGGGGCGCATGCCTGAGTATATGTACATTAAAAGTAATTTGGCTATATCCATGTGAGCATGTTTCCATATCGTTTGAATTTCCACCTCTGTAAAAGGCTTATGTATATCTGACTTTTCAGCTGGCTTTAATTCTAATAGCGCAGCATAGTTCTTTATAATAACGTCATTCTTGATAGCTGCATCAAAGGCGCCATTCAATCCTTTTACGATAAGACCAATAGACGACCGACTTAAATGGCTATTTTCATCGATTATAGCCTGTAGGTGCACGAGTTTAATCTCTTGTATAGGTTTATTCCAAATAGAGGTTAACTTAGCCTGTGCGGTCGAATATCCGCCTTTTTTGACATCTATCCCTTTACGTTCTTTATCGGCAATCATCCAACGCCAGCATTCACTAAATAATACTTTTTTAGTTTCAAATTTTTCTGGATAGATGCCGTACTCTGATAAGGCATCCCAAGCTTCTTTTGACTTAGCGTAATAGCCAATCGTCTTACGTTTACATTTGCCATTTTCGTCGTAGCCAGTAGTTACGACTGCACGGTAGGGCTTGCGTAAGGGCTTATGTTTCATTTTATAAACGGATCCCGTTCCGTTTGCTCTTTTCATAGCCATGTTTATATTCCTCTTAAAATACCCCTATCATGCGATAGGGGTATTATTGTTTTACTTAAACTTTATATCATGTGGAACTCCATTTATGTAGTAAGTAAAGGTTGCTTTACCGGAGCGTATTAGTTCTTGCTCCTCCGGTGATATCGCACTTGATATTAGTATATGGTGATACATAAATGAACTAGGAAATGCCAGCAATGCATAGTTTGGTGGTACAGTCTGAGCTATTGTGAAATCACCGTCAAAATCACCTGCATCTGTATGTACCATGCCGTGAGAGTCTACTTGTTGCCTAGTAAAAGTCCAATCCTCAATAACAATTTGCGTGAACGTATACCCTGCTACCGTAACATTCTTAAAAGTAAGACTTGCGGATGGTTTTAGTGCTATAGCCACTCCTACAACTAATAATATTAGTATGATTATAGTAGATACCCCAATTTTACGATTCATATTAACATCTCCCTTTATGCATCTTTATAAAGTCACATTGTACATTACGACTTTACCAATTAAATATAAATCATCAGCTGCATCATAGCTAAATATGATATCACGAAACGCCATATTGTTGCTGTCCGGTCTAAATACAAATTCTTGATGCGGGCTATCGTTATAAAATCTTTTAACTGTGTAGTCACCACCGTTCTTAATTACAACAATATCGCCATCATGGATGTCGCTTAAATCTACGTTAGTTAGAACAGCAATAACTGCGCCATTTTGAATGACATTATTCATGCTTTCACCGTTTACATGCATGAGAATAATACTTCTATTACCTGCGTAGCGACCCATCATAAAGTCTGGAATCATAACACTTGGCATATAGTTGATGCTTTCTATATTCGTTAACGCACCGGCTGAAACTGATGCAGGTACAAATTTGTAAGTACTGAGAGGCATATCTGTTATATTATCGTCAGACTCTTCACCTAGTAATTCCATAATATTGACATGGAGTATGTCAGCTAGTTCGTATAATTTACCTACAGGCGGCTCGGCCATACCTGTTTCCCATTTTTGTATAGTTGTAAAGGATTTATATCCTAACTTTTTTGCTATATCTTCTTGTGATAGATCACGAAGTCGTCTAAAGCGTCTAATATTATCTGAAAGTCTCATCTCTTCCTCCTTAATCTCTCCCCCCAAACTATATTTAAATTATAGTATATATTTGACTTAAATTCAAATAGATTTGATATTTTTTTATAGAAACTTGAAAAAAATTCAAATTAATACTTGACCTTGAATTTAATTCATGTTAAGATGATGACACAAAAGGAGGTGGTATTAATGCCCGAGAAATTTTATTTAGCTGAATTAAGGGCAAGAAAGGGTCTCACGCAAGCCCAAGTGGCAGCGGATTTAGGCGTATCTTTACCAACCTATGGCGCGTGGGAAAAGGATATTTCTAACGTGGCCATAAGTAAAGTTGTAGCAGTGGCTGCATACTTTGGGTGTACCGTAGACCAAATTTTTTTAACCAGGGACTTGAATTAAAATCAAGTAAAAGGAGGGGCAGTGCACATGATTAGAAAAGTGATTTCAGTTGCCCAAATGTCGACCGTGCTCGGTGTTAGTCTAACAGCTATCCGAGAGGGCATTGCGAGAGACCGATTCCCGTTCGCATACGCCTGGCAGTCGCCGGGTAAGAAATCCCGTAGCTTTGTCATCGATAAAGAGGGGTTTAGGACATTCCTTGTCCATTCTTTAGGCTGGGATGTGAAAGTAGTTGATGCGGAGTTTAAATCCGCAGGAATTCATTAGGAGGAATTAATCATGAACTGGATTGACGTGGGAATGCACTTGAGTTTTGCTACTGCTGCAGTAGCATCTATTTTATCAATGATGACGTTATAAAGGAGATCAAATTATGGGCTATATGTTATTGGGGACGTTCCTCATTGCAGGCTCTATGGGGGCCTTAGAAGTAGACCAAATCGGTTGGGAACAGTTCATATTGCAATCGTTAACTGGACTGGTTATATCCCTATACGGCTTTTACAAAGACAAAGCCGAAATGGATGCCGAGGAAAGTGAAGACGTTGTGTATACCACTAAAGTAAGAACTCACGGGGCGTATTGCAAGAACCCGTATTACAACTAAATGCATATAAGGAGGTGATTAACTTGCGAGACTGTAACAAATGTCCAAAGAAAGATTATTGCATTCCTGATGAATGTGAGGATTTGGGCATGAAAAATGAGCCTGATGATGCGGCAACATCAACAAGCTCAAATTAGAAAAATATTATTCTACGTTGATTATATCTAAAGGAGGACGTATTTGCAACAATATGAAGAATTCATATCCGCTAAATCTAAAATGTCAGAATCTCACGGATTTGTTATCGACGCAGGTATGCTAAACAAACACCTATTTGACTTTCAACGAGATATCGTTAAATGGGCCTTGGCAAAAGGTAAAGCTGCCATATTTGCAGATTGCGGATTAGGTAAAACTTTAATGCAGCTGTCCTGGGCGTATGAGATTTATCTACATACAGGTGGATCCGTACTCATATTAGCACCACTAGCTGTGGCTGCTCAAACACAATCCGAGGGTGAACGTTTCGATATTCCCGTGACTATATGCGAATCCGATGATGACATTGTGCCAGGCGTTAATATTACAAATTACGAGAAACTAGGACGCTTCAACACCGATAATCTGATAGGTGTCGTGCTTGATGAATCGAGCATCCTAAAGTCATTTACTGGTAAAGTACGTACGGATTTAATAAATCGATTCAGTAATACGCCATATCGGCTAGCGTGTACGGCAACGCCTGCACCGAATGACTATATGGAGCTTGGCAATCATGCGGAGTTCCTCGGCATCATGAGTCGTAATGAGATGTTATCTATGTATTTCACGCACGATGGTAGCGATACCGCTAAATGGCGATTAAAAGGCCATGCAGAGAATACCTTTTGGGAGTGGATGGCGTCATGGGCAGTAGTGCTAGATAATCCGGCATCCCTGGGTTATGAAGATGATGGTTACGAATTACCTGAGTTACACGTACATGAAATTGTTGTTGATAAAACAGGTGAGGATGTCCCTACTTTATCGCTACTGGAACGTCGCAGGGCTCGCAAAGCATCTCTGGAATCAAGATGTAGAGCAGCAGCTGATTTAGTCAATGCATCTAATGAGCAATGGCTAGTGTGGTGTGACCTTAATGATGAATCGACCACTCTAAAGGAAATGATTGATCTAGCAGAGGATGTCAAAGGTAGTGATAAGGCAACTCGAAAACAAGGCATGATGTTAGGTTTTGGTTCTGGGTTTCTAAAATGTTTGGTAACAAAACCAAGTATCGCTGGATTCGGAATGAACTGGCAAAACTGCCACAATATGATATTTGTTGGGCTATCTGATAGCTACGAGCAGTATTATCAGGCACTTCGCCGATGCTGGCGATTTGGCCAGAAGCATGAAGTGAATGCTTATATCATAATCTCTGAAAAAGAGGGCGCTGTTAAGGCGAACATTGAACGTAAGGAAGCGGACGCTATAAAGATGAGGGACGCTATGATTGCGTTAACCCGTGATGCTGTTCGTACCGAATTATCTAAAACTAGGCGAGAATCAACGGAATACAATCCATGTGTGCCGATGGTGTTGCCTAATTGGGCAGAAATGAGGGCTGTTATATGACTAAAATTTACATAAGCCATCCATTTGGAGGATTGGCTAAAAATAAAAAGAATGCCGACTCGGTATTAAAATGGCTGCAGGATGATATGGGCGTATTTCCAATAAAAGAACCTTTTGGCAGTGATGCGCATAACATATTCCTATCACCTATTCATATATTGGGGCATCTGTACGATAAGGTCGATTATGAGACTGGCATAAGCTGGTGCATTGACCTTCTAAGTGGATGTGACGCAATCATAATGTGTAACGGTTGGGAGAACTCAACCGGGTGCAATTTAGAGCTAGCTTATGCTAAGGCTCATAACATAAGAGTCATCCGCATCAATGAGTTAAAAGCAGCCAAATTAACTAAATTAGCTGTTGACGCAGGCATGAATAAAGCTATAGCCTCCCTTGCTGGAGTCGCAATGCTACAAGCGCTAAATAAGAAAGCAAAGGAGGACTTACAACGTGAACGTGCTAAATCAGTTAATTGAGTCCCGATTTGCAATTTATAACGGCGACTCAGTAGAAGTGCTAAAAGGGCTACCTGATGATAGCGTTCATTACTCTATATTTAGCCCTCCATTTAGTAGCTTGTATGTTTACTCTAATTCTGATAGGGATATGGGCAACTCATCTACTGATAGCGAGTTTTGGCAACATTTCAAGTATTTAATCGCAGAACTATACCGTGTAATAATGCCTGGGCGATTAGTATCGGTCCATTGTATGGATTTACCACTCACGAAATCCAGGGACGGTGTTATCGGAAT